TATTAGAATTTATATAATCTATTTTTTCTTTTTTATTTATTTCTGATGTAATAATTTCTTCAAATTCATTTAAATTATTTATATCAAAATTTAATATCTCTTCTTTATTCGGTAATAAATAATTTAATCCACATTCTAGTAAATCTATTTTATTTTCATTTATGAATTCTTTCATGTAATTTATCATGAAATATAATTTAATTGGTAATATATTTTTACTCGATGAATAATCTATCATCTTTATTATAACTTCTATGTAACTGTTTTTTAAATAATTAAATTGATCTAATATAAATGTATTTTCATTTAAATTTGATAATTCGATATTCATTTATTAATAAAAATATATAAATTATATAGTTACCATCTTTTATATTAATTTTAAATTATTATCACTTTCTTTGTGATGTTAAAAAATTATTATGATCTTCGTTATTTTTATTAATAATTAACATTTTGTCATTTTCTCTTGCGTATTCTATATTTTTTAATATTAATTCTTGTTTTTTTTTATCTAGCTTATCTCCTTCAGGTGCTGTATATATTTGTAAATCCTTATCAGGCGGTAAAAATGTTTTAGGTAATGCATTATCTACTAATAAATATGCATAGGGATCTGATAATCCAGTCATTTCATTTTCTAAAAATCCAAATAAATTATTATTTACTTTTACTGATGGAACAGATGAATTATTTTCACCAGAATTAATTAAATTATTATATTTATTCATTTCTTCTTTAATTATTTTTGACTTTACATTTGTATTAGAAATTGGTGGTGGCGATAATGATGTTATTTTATTCCTTTTTAAAATATTAGTTTTTGGTACATCAAATTGATTATTACTATTATTATTGGTATTACTATTATTATTGGTATTACTATTATTATTGGTATTATTATTATTGGTATAATTGTTATTATTGTTATAAGAAGGAATAGAATTATCAAAAACTGGTATAGATTTATTTTGTATCAGTGAATTTAACCATTCTAAACATTGCTTACCTTCAAATTGTTTTCCAATATTTTTAATTATAATAGTAGGAACTACTTTTAATCCTTTCATTTGAAATTCTTTTTCTTTATTGTCAATTGATATTATTTTAAAATATTTTAATATATTATTTGACTGACAAATTTTAATAAATAACTGACAAGCTTTATCTTTCTCACTATAAAATAATATATTATTTTGTTGATTTTGATTATTAATAAATGAATTCATATTATTAAGATATATAAATATTTATATATTTATTTAAATTTAATAAAAATTGAAAAATACTTAATTATTTTTAATTTAAATAATAATATAAAAAAGTGATATTATATAATATAATATGGATATTAAAATAACAGAAATCAAAAAAGAATTGAATGAATATGGCGATACATCATTAATATTATTAATAGAAGGTTCTGATATAAATTATTCAATAGTTAATTCATTAAGACATGTTTGTATTAATCAAATACCAATTTATGCATTTCATAAAGATAAAATTAATATAACAAAAAATACATCAGTTTATGATAATTCATACATGAAATGTAGATTAAGTCAATTACCAATTATTAATATAAACCATGATATAAAATTTTTATCATCATCATATTATAAGAATGTTAATTTTGCAGATACAAAAATAGAAAAACATGAAAAAGATATTTATGATATAGATTATTTTATTAAAGCAAAAAATGTTGGTTCACAATCAAAAGGACAAGAAAAAGTATTATATGTATCAACTAATGATATTAGAATTACAATAAACAATGAAATAATGGATAATTCAAAATTATATTCACCAGAATACCCGATTTTAATAACAAAATTACGTCCAAATGAGGAATTTGAATGTTCCATGAAAGGTGTATTAGCAGTTGGTGAATTGAACAGTATATTTAATGCATCAACAGTATTTTATGATGAAATAAATGAAAATAAATTTAATTTTACGATAATATCATATGGTCAGATGAGTGAATATAGATTATTAATTTTAGGTTGTGAAATAATAATTGAAAAATATAATATCATAAAAGAAAATATAAAAAATGAAGAATATAAATTAATGGTAACTGAAAATAATTCTTTAATATTAGAAATATTAAATGAAGATTTTACATGTGGTGGGCCATTAAATTATATATTACAAAATATGTCGGAAGTTAAATTTTCAGGTATAAGTAAACCAGATTTTCTACAAAAATGTATGTTAATAAAATCAATGATTGATAAAAAATTTAAGGTTTTAGATGTATTATTAACAGCAATAAATACTTGTATTGATATATTTAATAAAATTAAAAATAATTTAGAATATTTACAAGAAGGTAATAATAATGAAAATAATAAAAATTCTGAAAATTATGACAATAGTAAAAATATTAAAATAAAAAAAACAAGTAAAACTAATAAATCAATTAAAATTAAATAATAAAAAAATTATTTAATAAAATAATAAAATAATAAAAAATAAAAAAATAAAACAAAAAAAATTTATGTTATTTTTATAATTTTTATTATCAATATATAATATATTGATAACATGTATATATCAAAAATAGATGATATAATAGATAAAGTATTAGATAAATTTATGATAATATGGATTATAGAATCAACAAAAGAAAATGATATTATTGATTTAAAAAAAATACTGAAAGATCCAAATTTTGTAAAATTACAAAAAGAGATAAATAATTTAATAGAATTTTCTAATAATCTAATACTTGATGAAGAATTGAGTGAAATAGTAGTTAAAAAATCAAATATTTCTTTAATTAGAAATACTATCATAAAATATGTAGCATATTATATATTTATAACAATTGGTATAAATTATAATAGTAAAATTGAATTATTCAATAATAACATAATAGAATATAGTAGAAATCAATTAAATTTAAAATTAAATAATTTAGAATTAACAGATTTTTTTAATACTGAATCTAATTCAAATATCATAAAAATTACAAATATTATTTTCGAATTAAAAGATTATTTGAATAAAATTAATAATTTAAAAAATTCTAAAAATATTGATAATGTTTTATTACTTAATAATTATTCAAATAATTTTAAAGAATTTATCAAATTATATACACAAGAAAATATAGAAAATCTTCTTAAATTAATTAATTCTAAAGTAGATAACAAGGAAACTATTGTAAATCATAATATTATTAAAATTATGATATATTTGTATCTATATAAAAATGAAGAAAAAAAAGAATTATTTACTATAATAGAAGCAAGTGAACAAAATGATGGTGAATTTATTTTTATAGATGTTGTTGTTCCAAGAAATATGTATATTGATTATGATATAATTGAATCAATATTAGCTCCAGAAGATTTAAAAACCATATTACCAGAGACTATATATAATATAATTAATGAAAATTATTCAGATACCATGAATGATATAAGTAAATATTATAATGAGTTTGATATTAAGATACAAAAATTATTAGATACACATATCGTCATACCTATTGTGGATGATTTTTTATTATATCATAAAAATAATGAAAAATATGAAAAAAATAATTTAAATGATAATAATAAAAATATTAAAAAAAGAGATGATACTAAAATATTATATATAATAAATAAACTAAATACAGTAACTGACTTGTATAATAATGAAGTTGAAATAAAAAAGTTAATGAATATTCCATTATCTGACAGGAATGGTGTATTAATAAATTGTTATGAAAATGCAAAAATAGTATCAAAATTAAAAAATTTAGTAAAACTAGATGATAAGAATTTAGAATTAATAAATGATTTGCAAACATATATGTTATATCCATATATATCATTTACAAATTTTAAAAAGAGTGGAACAAATTTTTTATCAAATAATACAATAAATGCAATTCGTAATGTATCATTTACTAATACAAATAAAAAAAAGTTTAATGTATTACAAACAAGAGTTATTTCAGAAAACATATTTACAAATATAGTAGGATTAGCTATTGTTAATAAAGAATCTGAATTAGATTGTATAAATTTAAGTTCATTTATTGATATTTCAAAGCAAACTAAAGATCCATTAAATGCTTTTAAAATTTTATTAGAACAAAAAATTAAATCAAATATTTTATCTAGTGAAAAAGAAATTACTAAATTAGATAATAATTATTTTTGGTTATTTGACTTGGAAACACAAAAAATTAATATACCAGATTATACTATTTCTAATTCAATAGCTAAAAATGAAATTATTAAAATATTAATTGCATATTTATATGATTTTCTAATTGAAACTATTATTAATTCTATTAAAAATAATATTATTAAATCTAATCCTTCTGAAATTAATAAATATATTGATATCCTTGATAAATATAAAAGATTATTTCCAGATATTAATAATGTTAAATATTCTAATAGTATTAATCAATTAGAATATTTAATTTATTATAAAAAATGTATTAAACTTGATGATTTTTATGATTATAATGAAGATATATTTTGTGGTTTAAATGGAAATATATATAAAATACCATACTCAACTCCTAAAACAAAATCTAAAATATTATAAATAAAATTAAATTTCGATTTTAAAAAAAAATATATTAATGATATAGATAATAATCATATAAATAATAATGATATAAATAATAATGATATAAATAATAATGATAGAGATATCGGAGATATAGATATTGAAGAAATAGAAAATGAAAAAACAGAAAAAATACAATATATTGATTCAACTTGTCAGCATGTAATTTCTTTCAATAAAATATCAGATATAAAAATGCAAAAGAATTCATCATATTCAACTACTGTATATGAGTTTATTCAACAATATGTTGATATAACTATTGACAATAATTATATTTGTAAGAGTTGTAAATGTCCAATTGATATTAGAAAATTTATAATTGATGGTTATTATGATAATAAAGAACAACAATATAAAACATTTTCTATGGAAATGAATTTAAATATTGAAAATTTACCAGAATATGAAAAATACAAAACATCAATTCAAAATATACTTAAAATTATTGAAAAAATGTCTTCAATATTTAATATTCAAGGGTTTAATGGAATATCATTTGCTAATAATAAAAAAAGAAGATTATTAGTTAAAGATATAATAGATCTAGTATTACATCATAATAAATATCTTAAAAAACATTATCTATCTACTAGAAATAATATAAGTATTAAATATGGTATTAATAAAAATCTTAGTAATTTATTTATATTTAAATTAGAAAATACAATTTTTATTTATTCTAGTAAAGATACTGATTTTTATAAAAATTTAAAATATAATAATGTATTGACTTATATACTAGTCTTATTAATATTAGAAATTAATGATACAAATATTTTAACATTAAATAACGATAAAATTTGTAATTATAATATATTTCAAAAAGTTAATACTTTATTGTTCAAAGATTTAAATATTATTATTAATAAATCTGGTGATTTAAAACCAATTTTAAATTATCCAGTACTCTGTTATATTTTATATATTACTACTTGTTTTATTACAAAATATAACATGTGGGCCAATACATTATCCAATAATAGTGTAATAGATAAAAAGAAATTTAATCCAACAATACAGAAATGTATTATTAATACTTTTGTAGAAATATTAAATACAATATTAACAGTAAATGTTGATGAAATGAAAAATGAAAGGATATATTTATATGAAATATTTCAAAATAAATATTATTTCAAACAAACATTATTTGAAGATAAAGAAGTTATGGATAAATTAAATAGATTTTTTATGGGGGAAAATGTTATAAAAAATAATATTATTAATGTTTCTAATTCTACAAAATTTGATATAACACCAACTCTTGAAGTTAATAATATTAATACTACTTTTTTTAATTTTAATAAAAATTTATCTAATAAATATAATTCTAAACTTAAAAATAATATTTTAAATTCTGATAAAATATCTAATTTAACAAACTGTATTGATGGTCTTTTCCATAATTATAAACAAATTGATAATAGAATTTGCTGTTCTAATTGTAATGTCGATATTGATCCAACTAATTTAATTAAAGATAGTGTTAAATTATTATATGATAGAAATATAATCATTTATTTGAGAAAATTAATTAAAAAATATTGTATTACTGGAGAAATACATCATTTTGATTATGATTCTAAAAAAGATATAACTTTTTGTAAAAAATGTAATTATGTTAAAGATTCTAATAAAATATATCCAGATAATGAATTATTTAAAATGTATAATATAATTGAAAATAATAAAAAGAAAAAAAATATGTATATTGAAAAAATCATAACTAATATTAAAATTAAAAATAAAAATAAAATTACTGAATTAAAAAAAGTATTTGATAAATTAATGTATAAATTTCAAAAATATGAAAATGATATTAATAAATCAATTGATATTTTACTAGATGTTATTCAAAAATTATTAGGTACAGATATATTTGTTGATAATAAAATTTATAATTTATATTATAATACTTATATAATTGATCATGATTATAATGGAATTAAAATAGATTCACCTATTCAAATATCTGAAAATCAAAATAAATTTAAATATGTTGAAAATCATATACATTTTAAAAAAAATGTTATTATTTATACAATGCAAAAAAATACAAAATATGAATTATTTTATGATATGCAAGAAAAAATATTAATAGGATATCGTGAAATTAATAAAGAATATAACAATATTAAAAATACAAATTGTAAATTACAAATAAATTACTCGTTGAAAAATATATTATTACAATTTGGATTATCTAGACAACAAATTAGTATTACAGATATATATCCAGAAATTTATGGATTAACTCAAGAACAATATAATGAACAATTTAAAAATTCTAAAAAATTTACTATGAACGATTTTATTAATAAAATTTATATGAAAAGATTTAATATTATTAAAAATTTAGCTATTAAGTTAAATATATATATTAATAGATTTAAATTTAATTATAATGTCATACTAATTGAATCAGAATATAAAAATATTAATAATACTAATACTAATACTAATAATAATACTAATACTAAAACTAATAAAAATAACATTAATAATAAAAATATTAATATTAAAATAAATAATTAATAAAATAATATTAAAAATAATAAATATGATATTTTATATACAAAATATAAAAAAAAAATTAAAACAATAACTACAGAAAAAAATAATGAAAAATCATCTCATATATTTTTAAAATATATTAATGATATTATTAATTATTTACCATTAAATAATAAAAAAAATAATTTAGATTTTACTAATTTAATTGACTATGCATATATTATTAAAAATGATTTCACTAGTAATTTAACATATAATTACATTATCGATGAAATAATTAGATTGATTGAATTTAATAATAATAAAACTATTAAAACAAATATTATTAATTTCATAGTAGATCTTATTATTATGTCCTTTAACTCACATAATTATGAAATATCTAAATTTAATAAAACTATTAACTATTTTAATCAAATATTATACACTTCCGAATTTTATTTAGAAGTTTATAATAATAATATGATGATGGATGCTATTGATTTTTATTCAGATCAACTCGAAAACATGGATGAAGATAAACAAAAAGAAATTTTAGAACAAAAAGAAGATGAAATAGAAGAAGCTGAAGCATTAGATATTGATGAACCAATAGATGAAGAGGGATTATATGATGATATTCAAGATAGAATTGAGGATTTTGAAGATAATATACAAAAACTTTTTTTATAAATTAAATCTTATTAGTATTTTGATTATTAATATTATCATTATTATCTAAATCTGTAGTATCATTATCATTAATATCATTAGTATCATTATTATCACTAGTATCATTATTAATTTTATTATTACCATTATTTAATTTAGATTTAAAAGTATTTTGAGCATTTGTTAAAATTGAATTATTTGTTTGTTTAATCATATCTAAAATCTCATTAAATTCTGTATTATATAATTTTTCAACATTTGATAAAAATAAATTTAAATTATTTTTATGATCACCATATTTATAATCATTTATTAACATTACATATGACCATAATTCATGATTTATTTTTATATATGCTTTTTTATAAATTAAATATTTATCTCCAATTTTGCTTTGGAAAAATATATTTGTAGAAACTGTTAAAATAAATAATAATAATAAATTTATATAACTAATAAAAGGATTTGTTATAAATGATGATATTGATAATGTAAATGTTAAAACTATACTAAATATTTGCATTATAAATCTTAATATTTTACAATAAAATTTATATTTATTTATTTTATTAAGATTATTGGATAACATCTCGTTTATTCTTATATAAAATATTGATTTCTCAAAATCAGTTAAAATAAGTTCTTTTATTATTGCATTTAGATTTTTATCTGTCATTTCTATATTATTTTTATTATATAAATTAATTATTTTTTTGGTATTCTCCATTATATAATAATATAAATATAATATTTAATAAAAAAATATATATTTATAAGTTATAATATGATAGATATAATTTTAATATTATTAATTATTATAGTAATTTATAAAATATACGAAACTAATACAGAAAAAGAATCATACATTAATATAACTAATCCATTTGTTCAAGGATTAAGTCAATATCAATTAGGTAGTGATATGGCTGATCAAGTTTCTTATATGAATCAAGATGATCTACCTTCTTCTAACAAAAACGTAATTGTTAATAATAAAAATATTATTAATAAAATTAATAAATTATATTCTAGTGATAATATTAATGCTATTAATAATATTACTGATAATTTAAATTTAATTAATGCAAATAAAAAAAAAATTAATATCAAAAATAATATCAAAAATAATATAAAAAATAATAAAAATGAAAATAAAAATATTAAAATACCATGTAAAAAATTAAATAAATTTTTTATGTCATCACAATTTAATGATTCTTATAGAGATGTATTAACTGCATTTTTTAATATTTGCCCTGATCAAAAAAGTTTATTTAATTCACAATCACTACCTGTTATTACTACCATGTATAAAATGGATATTAATACACCTTTTGAATTTATTAAATTAACAACACAATTTATTAATAAATTAAACAAAGAAATACAAAAATTACCAGAATCTGTTGAAATTATTAATAATTATAATAATTATCTTCCTTTAACTTCACAATTATCTAAATATGTAAAAGATAAAGGTATTAATAAATTTTATAAACATATTGGTGTTGATTATAATTTATATGCTGATACGCCCCCAAATTCACCAGTTGAATTGATTAGAATATTAAAATTAACCAGAGAATATACTGAAGCTGAAACTAAATATATTATAACATTAGTTCTTAAAAAAATATTAAAATCTGTTGATGATCAAATACAAATTACTATACATTTTATTACTAAAAATGATCCATTAGAAGGTTATAATTTATTTGACAATGGTGTTGATACTCAAACAATAAATACTACTAAAAATATTGCTATTGAATTTATATTTGTAGATGGATTTTACACTAATGATTTTAATGTTGATTATGATTGTGTTAATAATGAAAATAATAAGAATGCATCTAATATTGATGGTGATGATAACTATTACTCATTTGATAGTCTTGGTAAAAATAACTTATTGTCTGATAATGAAATTATTAAAGAATTTAATAAAAAATTAAGACAACATGATCTAGAAATGAATAACTTTAATGTTAATGTTCCTTATCCTGTCTATAATTGAAATAAGTTAAATATTTATTAAAAAAATTGAATATTTAATTAATTAAAATTTTATTATATTACTTAAAATATAAAGAATTAAATGCATTATTTATATTTCATTAGAAATATTAATTATTACTTAATCGGTTTATTTGTAATTATTAATATTTTAAATATATGTTATTATTTCTATTATAAATTTTATAATATTAAAAAAAATGAAATTAATATAACT